TAACAATGGTGGAGATCCAACCCAATATAATTGTTGTGTTGATATTTCTGAAGAGGAATCAATATTACCATCCCCATATGGTGTAAAAATAAATGCATCATTTCAATATCAAGGAAAGGGTCCCTATACAATAGGATCATGTGTAATAACAGATAATGATTGTACATGTAAAAAATGGGATTATACAGAAACTCCATTTTCAGATACTCTTGATAATACCATAGCAACTGCCGCATATTGTTCATTTGATGATATAGCAATTTATGGATATCATGAAATTACAAGATCTATTGAAGTAGGTGTATGTGATCCGAATACTGGTAATTTTGGTTGTCCGAGTGGCCAACCTCCAGTACCAACTTTTCAAGAAATGACTTATAGAATCCATTATGGAGGTTATTATGGAAGTTTATTGGAAGAAAAATGTTATTCTCCAATTTTATCATCATGTCCTCCAGATCCTTTTTATATAAAAAAAGGATATCCAACAGAACAAGATGATCCAGACGGATTGATTTCAAAAGGAGATCCTGCTTTTCAATTGATATCTGTTTGTGAATTTGATTATGCAACTTGTGCAGAAGGTTATGGTGATTGTACTCCATTTCCATTAATAATTCAATCGGGACCGTTTTCATGTGAATATGTAAATTGTGATGGTTACAATTATCCAAAAGAATCTGGAAAAACAATTGTAACAAATGGTTGTAGATTAACTAAATTAATTTCAAAACTTCAAGAAATTTCTGGCCAATCTCAAAAATTTACTGTTATTGATTTAGGATCTCCTCTAGATTATTGGGTTGGAGGCCCAAGAAGTAGATTTAAAGCAATACCCGGCGATGAATTATATTATATTGATGATTATAATATAGTTTACAATGGAACGGTAATAACTCAAACATGTACAAGAACATATTATTGCAGATCTCCTTCTTTTAATATTGAATTAATATTTGGTGCCAAATCAATAGAAAAATGTTGTTCAACACATCCTTATATGAGATACTTGCAAAGTGGATGTGGAAATTATGACAGCACTGGATGGGAACTTCCTTATGGTAATTTCAGTGGTTCGTCTATATGCGTACAAAATCCAGATAATTATATTCAATGCATACAAGGAAGACCTTCCCCAGTTCCTACATTTAAAACATTAGCCCAATATGAAAATAATCCCAGCGCAATACCAATGCAACCAGATAGAGCATGGACATGTTTGGGTGGTCTAAATGGTGGCCCTGCAGAAAGTAACATTTGCCCAGATAGATATGATGATTTTGATTTACCAGCAACATGCACGATAACCAGTTTATAATTTGAGGTATATATGTCAGAATTATTTTTAAATAGTTTATATTCTTGTGAACAATATGGATATAAAAAAAATTTAAATTGTCAATATTGGTCTGTTGATACAAATACTTGTACATCATCATGTTCTTTAAAAAAAATAAATCCAACTCCAATGAATTGTTTTATGTGTAAAGAAAGAGTATCTGTAGAAGAAAATGTAATAAAACAAAAACCATTAACAGCAAAAAAAGCAGCAAGTTATTTAAAAGCAGAATCTTCACAAATATTTGGTGGCAGAGTATCAGAAGAAGTATTTGAAAAAAGAAAAACATTTTGTTTGAGTTGTGAAAAAAGAGTAAATCCAGAACCACAAAATGAATCTATTGGTTGGTGTCAAACATGTGGTTGTGGAGTAAATAAAAGAGCTGCATTATCACAAAAATTGTATATGCCAACTATCTCATGCCCATTAAATAAATTTGGACCAGAAAAAGGTGAAGGGTTTAGTGTAAGTGATGCAAAAAATGCAGTAGAAGGTATTATAAGTTCTGTTGCTTCAATTATTAAAGAAACAAATACTGATAAGGATAAATAATTTTACTATGACATGTATTCAAAAATTAATTACTTTTCAAAATGAACTCAGACTACATCACTGGGGTACTAAATCATATTCAGCACATAAAGCTCTTGGAAAATTATATGAGGGACTTGATGGTTTGATTGATTCCTTTACAGAAACCTATTTGGGTGTAAAGGGAAGAGAAGAAATTAAACAAATTTCAGAAATTGAATTGAATGGACCATTTAGAACTTCTGCAGAACAGGTAGTAAATTCATTAGAAGATTATTTGATGAACGAAGTTACAAAAGAAGTCGGAGAAGACCAAACAGCCTTGTTAAATATACGTGACGAGATGCTTGGTCTGGTTCAACAAACCAAGTATCTCCTGACGCTCACCTGAGCACAGGAGTACATATGAAGATTTCAGAGTTAGTTTACGAAATTCGGTCTCTAGCTCGCAAGGAAACAGATCCCTTAAAGAAGGATCTGTTTTTTCAATGTGCTAAGGCACTTGAAGTATCTGGCAATCTTGCAAAAATTGCAGATCTTGTTGTTGCCGAACACTACACAACTTTAAAGCCAGCAGTAAATGAATCAGATGAAATAAAATGGCCTATTGATGAAGTTACAATTAAAGGTCTTGAAGATCATTTAAATGAGTTGGAACGTTGTGGAATGTTGGAAAAAAATGATCGCTGGCCATATGGTGCAGACATTTTTTCCAAGTTTACTGTTCCTGTAGCAATCGAACATCTACAAAAGGAATCAGAGCAGAATAAATCTTAGGTGGAATTGTTCTGTGACTTTTGACCTTCATAGTAGAAGGCATTAGTTTCATTATAATTCTGCTTTTGTAAGGACTCTTTTTGTACATCCAATATCTTCTTGTTTCTTCCATCAAGAAGTGGGTGTAGATGTAACAGTTGGCTTGTTTGGCATAATATTTGCTGTCTATTGGAAGATTAAATTCTTTGATTAGTTTCATGGCACGTTTTTCACAATCACGTTCCATGGCACGTACCAAGAAAAAAGCCCTCTTTACAGTTTGAGAATCATAATCTTTTCCAAGCAACCAATTTTCTACTATTACGGAAGCTTTGTCGGATTTTCTATAAATTTGTATGTCGTTTATATATTGGAGAAAATGGCAATATTCATGAACTAGGGTGGATAAAAATCCTTCCCCGTTACCTGCCATTTTTATTAAAATTTCTCTATCGTCAAAGAATCCGGGGCACATTATACCATTGCAGTTAACCTGCTTTCCACGACCAATTACCAATTTTCCACCGTATTGTTTTAAGTGATCTCTCACAAACTTTACGAACTGATTGATTCCCTGTGCCATAGGACCTCCTCAGCCGTATTATTTAGGATAATACTTGACAGTCAAGAATTGGGTGCTATATTATAGCAACTTCTTATAAGAAAGGAAAGTGTTATGGAAATTACTACTGTTGATCGTCCAACCAAGATTCAGAGAGTGTTTGATTACATGCGTTCTGGCCGTCCGCTAACGGCTGGAGAGGCACGGAAGCGTTTCCGCGTCAGCAACATGCGCGCAACGATGCATGACCTCAAGGAGGCGTTTGACCGCCTTGACAGCAACTACACAGTAGTTCGCATGACCCAGAATGGTCGTACATACTACAAGGTTACTCGTAACCGCGCTCGTTAAAATTTAATAAAAAATAATAAAATTTATAAACCTCCCCCTTAAAGGGAGGTTTATATATTAAATACCATATTGATTGTTTGTAGTCCGGTAAATCGGCAATACAAAGTTCTTGGTGTGCTGTTTGTGCTCGTTATCAAAACATACGATTGATCATACCCGGGTTCGCCTGATATGTAAATATTGTTTAATAACGGTATTGTGTATGCAAAATCCGTAAACACATCAAATTGCCACCCTTGTAAAGATGCATGGCTTAAATCTATTTTTAGTCCTGTGTTTATAGAAAATGTTAGTCTGCTTGCACTTTGTGGTGTACCTGTAAATGTTCTTTGAGTAAACACAGCATAATTTAAAGACGGTGTTAATGTCAAAGCAGCATTTGTAGTTAATTGTGAAATATAAAGATAGACATTATTGTCATATACTAAATTAGATGGAACTCCATCTGTTGACAAGTTTGATCCATAAATGTTATCTGGGCAACTATCACATTCAACCCAATAACCATTATAACCCTGTGTTAGTCCTTGATTTCTTAAAAACACTTGATAATAATTTTGATTCTCATAACAGTCAATTAATTTATTATCAGCGTCATGAATTCTATAAATTCCAGTAATATTTTCTGGTTGTTGAATTTCAGTAACAGAAGATTTTCCTCTTATGTACATTTTAACATCACTTGATTTATTTAACAATGATTGTGATGTAACTCCTTGTACAAAATATAAAACTTCTTGATTGTCTTTTAATGTACATAATCCATCTACAAGGAGTCTGCCATAATTTATAGATGTGGCCCCAGATATTTCAACATATTCTTCATAACCCAATTCTGAACCTAATATTCCCATTTCTTTAAATGTAGTATATCCAGTTCTGGGAAATGTGCTTAACACATAATTATTTGTTGTTGTTGCTCCGCTTGTTTGAAAAGTATATTGTATTGGTGATATAAAATTTTCTTTTTTATAAAAATTATAGTTAGAACTAAGGGTTAAACCGGATGCTATGTTTCCAACAATAATCTTTCCATCATTCAATGAGTAACCATAATTACAGGTACCACCTAATGTTAATCTTGTATTTGTGATTGGGTCATAATATTCAGTATTTTGCACATAAAATGTAGTTCCTACAGAAAATGTATTAAATGTTCTTTTTAAATAGGTTCTATCAGAAGTATCAAATGACTGAGAATAATCAATATAACATGAATTTCCTTGTATTGATACGTTTGGTGATGACTCTAACCATCCCTTTGTAAAAATTGGATCATATGTGCTGCCTTGAAATAAAAGGCCATAATTTTTATATGATCTTACTTGATTTAAAGTTGGATTTACTGGCATTTTATGATGCCATATATGTTATGGCTTGACTGTTAGAACCTGCTTGTAACCAAATTTTATTAGTATTGCTAATATCCAAGAAGACTTGATCTCCGGGATCTAGAGCATAACCTGCAGTAGATCCAACGAATCCAGCAGTATTGCCAATATAAATAAAATCACTGTTTGTAGATAGAGCTTTTATGTTTACTCCCTTTGCTGAAGTAAATCCTGTAGAATCCATTTGAACAACAGAAAGCCCTACTGTTACTCTTCCATTTTTAAATGAAGAAGGTCTTGTTACTGCAAAACCACTGAGATCGCTTCTTAATCCCACTACCTGCCCATATATTGCAGTCATTCCTGTTAGAATGTTGGTATCATTGATGTTTGCAGTATTTCCAACACTAACATTTACGGCAGTTGCACCAGAAAGTCCAACAACAGTTACTGTTGATGGGATGGTGGCGCTGATGGTTGCACCGCTAATATTAACATTCAGTGCACCATTGGTGTAAGATAATGAATTTCCGGCCTGATCTACTAGAAGGGTGTAGATGTACGTTGATCCAGAAGGACCGAATACGGAAATTGCATCTTTAGTCTTTGTTAAAGGAATGCCGCCTGTTATTTCAACTCTGGAACCAGATGCTGTTGTGACATAAACTGGCGAAGCAGACAAACCTGTAGTGGTCACGGTTCCGCTAACGGCTACTGGATATCCACTGACAACACCTTGAACCTGAATAGTTCCAGTAAAACCAGAAATTGTGGCTGTCATTCCACTTGCAATAGTTACTGGTAGTGGGCTTGACGAAGATACAATATTTGCAGCACCACAAATTCCGTGTGCTAATTTTATTAATTGAAAGTGTGCGGTCGCACCAGCAAATCGAACAACGTCTGTTGCAACTGCTGCGGTTAGTCCAGAGGTTTCAATAATAATGTTATCATCAATATCGGATGCCATAGGTGTCCTTTAAATAGTTCTAGAATATTTAGGTCATAATAATTATTGAACTTTTAATTATATGAGGTATACTGTAGCATGTACATAGATGATACAGCCAAAGAAAAATTTTCAAATAAGGTATTGGAAAGAGTAAAATCTACTAAACTGCCTTTTATGGATTGTGTTTTGGAACTTTCAGAGGAAATGGGCCTAGATCCATCTGCTGCTGGAAAACTTCTTACAAAACCTTTGATTGAAAAAATTCAATATGAAGCCCAAGAACGACATTTAATTAAAAAATCTAAATCTCGTAAGCTTCCAATTGACTAACTAAAATCGCGATATATAATATAGACAACTATTAGGCCGAGGTAGTTCCTCGGGGAAAGATAATACTATGGGTTTTTCAGACTTTAAAAAGAAGAGTAAGAATTCAGTCGCATCCCTAACCGAGCGTCTTGACAAGATGAACTCCAAGGAGAGTTACAAGGACGACCGTCTATGGAAGCCGGGAATTGACAAGGCTGGCAATGGATACGCCGTAATTCGGTTCCTACCGGAGATTGAGGGTGAGGATGCCCCGTTCGTCGCAGTTTACAGCCACGCGTTTAAAGGCAAGGGTGGCTGGCTATTCGAGAACTGCCCAACCACGCTAGGCGAGAAGTGCCCCATCTGCCAAGCCAATACCGAACTGTGGAACAGCGGTATTGAGGATGACAAGAACATTGCTCGTAGCCGTAAGCGCAAGTTGACTTACATCTCAAACATTCTAGTTCTTGAGGATCCAGCCAATCCAGAGAACAAGGGAAAAAACTTCCTTTATCAGTATGGCACAAAGATCTTCCAGAAGATCCAAGGTTTGGCCCATCCAGAGTATCAAGATGAAGTTGCAGTCGATCCATTTAATTTCTGGACAGGTGCAGACTTCAAGATCAAGATTCGTAATGTTGGTGGTTATGTAAACTATGACCGCTCAGAATTTGCTGCTCCCGCTCCATTGTTTGCTGGAGATGACAAAAAGCTCGAAGAACTTTGGAAGAAGCAGTATTCTCTGAAGGAGTTTACTGACAAGAGCCAGTTCAAGAGTTACGAAGAGCTTCAGGCTCGTCTAAAGAAGGCAACTGGAGATGATATCCGTGCCCAGTTTACCGAGAAGACGATTGAGGATGATGTTACTGAGGACCCAGTAGCATCGGAGGAAATTGAGGAAAAGGATCCTCTAAAGTACTTCTCCGAAATGGAGAATGATTGAGAAAAGCCCCGCAAGGGGCTTTTTTCATGCCCACGTGGGTTTTTCTACAGTTCTTGAAACTCTGTTATTGTAAATTAAATTATTCGGTAAAACTGTGACGCGTTCTTCAAATTTGTCACCAGAATCGGCTTCTGCACTCTTTTTGTTTATGGATTGAAAGGCATCCATCATAGTTTTACTTACATTGTTTAAACTATCTTCTAAAGTCAATACCTTATCATTTAAATCGGCATCATTTCTCATTGGAACTGTATAATCTATTCCAGTTTGAACATAGTTTACTCTTAAATTTGAATCTGAATCATTTATTTCTGATCTTTGATAAGTTTGTTGTGTTGGTTCTGGTAAATTTGGAGATTGTATAAAATTTGAAGATATAGAATAGGATTCTGGTAAATCTGGAGTTTCAATGAATGATGAACTTGGGGCGTCTGATTGATTTATGTCTCCAAGCATACCACCAAGTATAACTTTTTCGGCATTTAATCCAATTGTAGTTTTGTTGTCTTCCATTATTACATCATTCCTGAATTAAATGATTTTTTAGATTCACTTAATTGTTTTCTTTCTTCTATTTGAGCAACTAACATTTTTACATATATTTCTCGTTCCCAAAACATCATCTCTTCAAGTTCTCTTAGAGACCATTTATAATCATTTATCATGGTAAAGTTTGTTTTATAATAATCAATCAAATCAAAAAACTTTACCGAAAGATAAAAAAATTTAAAATACCAGATACCTCCTTTATTGTGTTATTTTCGTCTATTGGTATTTCCATATAAAGCTCAGGTTCTGATACTGTAAATTTTTCAAACTCGTTCATTATCTTTATTGGTAAATGTTCTAAAATGTTTTTTATCTCGTCTGGAACAAATTTATCAGAATCATAAAGTTCATTTTTTACTATTATGTTTTTAAAACATGCTTTTATATAGTCTTCTTTATTGAAGGTTTCAAGCTTTAATAGTTTTTTTACTGTTGGTGTTTTAAGTTCAATTTTGATATTATCAGATACATGAACCATACCAGATTGAATTTTATTTTTTGCTTTTATATCTAAAATGTTTATTACAACTTTTTTATCTTTGTATACTAAATTTAAAGTTTCTTCTACACTTTTACTTCTTATATGAAGAAATAGGTATTCTGCATCTGCAAGACATAAATCATTCAATTGCTGTATAGAAAGTTTTGTTGTATTTTTTAATAATTCGATCATTGCCATGAATGATAATTTTTTATTATCTTCATGCAATACCATGGTTAAATTTTTTAAATCTTTAACTTTAAATGGTGTAAATTGAACTTCCATTTTACTAAACGGTAAAACAACAGTATAAATCGGAAGCAGTGATTTTAATTCATCTATTATATTCATATCAATCCTTAAGTCTGTACAAATTCTTTATAACTCATCATAACAGTAAATTTTGAATATTGATTTGGTCTATCCATTTCCATTAGTATTGGCATGGTCTCTACAGGCATTATTTCATAAAAAGTAAAAGTACTATTTGGCAATCCATTTGGATTTAATAATCTTATTATCATTTTAGTATTAAATACTGCCTCATCATACCAAGGAACAAAATATTTTACAGTTAAATCCTCTCCATTCGATGCAACTCTTCCTCCAGAGTAAAGATAATTAAACCAAGCATTAAAGAGTTTTAAAATGTGATTGTCATTTGTTACTGGAAATATTAATTGTAAAGAGCCTGCAAATATTTGAGCTCTGGGTTGAATTCTACCATTTCCAAATCCACTCAAGTTATCTGCAACACCTTCTATAGCTCTATTTCCAAGAGTTACTGAATCGATTGGATAAAACTGTTCAGAATCAATATATGTTCTTAAAACGTCTGGCAATCCCTCAAAGCTAATATCAAATCTATTTGATCTTTGCAGACCCAAATGTCTATTGAAATAATTTTTGATTGATGTTATATTATTTGTTGCCATTGGTGAATAGTTCTTGTTCTGTTAAAATTTTAAATGTTATGTTGTTTTTATCACAATATTGTTTTGCAGCATTCCATTTTGCCCGATTTACCATCCATCTTAATTTTTCAGATTTTGTAGCATGTTCTCTTAGCATGGTTTGTTTTTTTGGTTTTACTTCAAGTAACCATGTCTGCAATCCAGATTCATTCTTGAACTGAACCATAAAGTCTGGATAATAATGATGTATCTTGTTGTCTATTGGGTGGGTATATGGTATTGCTATTTCCTCTGAGGACCACTTTATTATGCTTTCATTTTCATCTAAAAATTTACAAACGTTTCTTTCCCATAAAGATCTGCACACAATTTTATGAGTATTACCAATATACTTTTTAGCATTTACTGGATTGTATATTGTTTTGTATGCCATAAAATTATTTATGAAAAAGATAAATAATTGTATGGTATGGAAATATAATTATCCTCGGGCCCCATATGATAAAGAAATGCCATTAAAAATGGCATTTTATGGCGCTCCATATTCATTAGATAAAAATTTTAGAACAAGACCTGCAATAAAACGAAGAGCGGAAGAAGAAGGTGCATTTATTGTATTGCCTTTACCAAAGGACACCGGATTCTCTATTGCCCACGAATACGGAATAAACAACGATAACCCCGTAGCACCAGTAATAACTATGGCAGGTATAAAAAATAGTGGTGGTGTTGTCAATCTTTTAACAAGATTAGCACAGCCATCATTAGTATTCTTTGAAAAGTTTTTTGCAACATCCACATATAGAAGATTTAGTAACGTTACTGAACTTACCATGGTTTCGGAAGGTAGAAAGCAATTCTATTTTGAGTATATTTTTACTCCAAAGAATCCAGATGAATCTAATCAAGTTGAAAACATATGTGGTGCTTTTAGAAAGGCATCTTATCCAACTTTGGCATCAAACCTTCCTGAAAGATCATATCCTCAAAATTTATGGGTTATTGATATAATAAAAGGCAATCAACCTCAACCATGGGATGGTCAGTACGATGCGGCAGAGTTACTTGGAAATCCATTACCGTGTGTTTTAAAAACAGTAATTGTCAAAAGAAATGATAACATAGATCCAATTGTAAGATTTTTACCAGATGGAAGATCAAACGTAACATTGTTGGGTTTAAAATTTGAAGAATTTGAAACAGGAACATACGATCCAGCATTCAATGAAGTAATATCTAAGTCTGAAATAGCAGCATACCACACCACATTATAATGGAATAAATAATTTCGATGAATTACGCATCTTCGTTGCCAAAAATAACATTTGAATCTACTGCTGGAAATTTTACAATAAGTAGTTTTTATTCTTTTTATGAATATAATCCAAAAAAATTTAATTTAACTCAAACCTTAGTTGATAACAGAACTACTCTAACGGAATTGTCCCAAAAAATTTATAAAGATGATAATTCTATGTGGTTATTTTTGATAGCAAATGACACAACCGATCCTTTTGATTTGTTAGCGATGAATGCGGCATCTCATGTTGATAAAACAAAAAACAATATTAACTTGGGATTGTATAAAACTACTATAGATACTACTTATGTAAATCCGGTAGGATCTCTTTTGACACCTTATTCACCTGCTGGTGGATCAGCTTGGGAATATAGTTCTGTTGGAAATTTTGATCTTGATGGTCCGTTTACAGTAATTGAAAATACCGATTATTATACTGGTAAGATGGTAATCAAAGATCAAAAAGGATCTGATACTCCATTTATTACGTTAGACCCTGAAGATGTAGAATCAGTGATACCCATAAATTATACAAGCTCTGGGTTTACAACAGATAATGATACTTATAATACAAAGAATAAAAAACAAGAATTAG